GAATCAGATTCCATAAATCGGTCAACATCTTGTCTGGTTATCGCCAGTTCAAATGCTTCCCATCCGAGAGAAAGCAATTGTTCTTCTGACATTTTTCCCAAGTAATATAACCACTTATTCTTTTTTAAAACTGCCAAATCTGATTCATATTTTTTAAGAATTAATTTCTCATCCATCATTATGCACAAATATTTGTTATGCAGTTGTGGTATGAGCAAACTTTCCCGATCTAGATTAGTCGGGTCAATCTTCATATCAGTTTCAATCATTTGTCTAATATCTGAAATTTTTAGCATAATGTATAGTATAACACAAATTTAAAAATTAGCACCTTGTATTATTTCGTAATGTGTGTATGAAAATGTTGCGGTTGCTTGTAAGACATCAACATCTTGTATTGAAACATCAAAATCTAAACCACTCAACGAAATTGGATAAACATTGCTAAATTTTACAGTCAAAATTGGTTTGTAGGAACTTGATAATACATATATTCCTGCCGTGGAAATTTTCTGATCTTCTGGTAATCTTTCGTTATTACCAGTAAATGTACTTAGGTTTACTAACCAATTATGAATTTCTAACCAGTTTTTCATTTCTTCGTCAACACTAAAACCAACTTGTAAATCTTCATACAATAATTGTGTTCCTGGCCGAACTATATTTACAGATCTTGGATTTGCCTGAGGAGTTTGACCAAATCCAATAGATGGTATGTTTACTCTTTGACAAAAGAAAGAAACAGTAGGAACACGATTTAAAACAAATATAAACTTATTGCCAGTTAAGAAATTTCTATTCTCTGGTTTCCAGTCGTTTTCCATTAGCAAATCGCCAGGCAATTTGCTTTTAAAGGAATTTGGTAATTGATTTAAGTAGTCTACAAAACTCATACAACTATTTATAAAAGAAAACCGGGAGCATTTCTGCTCCCGGTTTCGGGTTACTGAATTATTCAGTTACTCAGACGATTCCACCAGTTTGACCGTGGAGGTTTTTGACTGCAAAGAGTCTGTAGTAAACATTGCTGTCTGCGTCAAGACCATCACTGTTCAGAGAGATTGCTGTTCTTCCCTTTGCGAATGGATTTGCAACCATTCCATAACGGGTCTTGAAACCAATCTTTGGTTGGAAGGTATCTTGAGATACTGCACGAACCATTTGGAGAGGAACATATGGGCAGTAGAACATACCGGCGTCATATGGGGAAACTCCCTTATATCCGACCATGCAGAAATCAACGCCTTCCTTAACGAATGGGTCGATGAAGACCTTAAACTTACCGTTAAGAACACCAGCGAAGACATTTCCTGTGTCGTCAACATTCATGTTGACATTGAGTGCTGGTGAGAGGTTGAGGAATCCACCCATTGCGAGAGCAGAAGCGACATCTGCGCTGCAAAGGATGAAGTTACCCTTTCCTCTACGAGTTTGCTTGGCAATGGTGTTTGCTTCGCGTTCGATTTGGAACATCAAACCACGGTAGCGTTCTGCGCTCCAACGACCGTCAGAGTCAGCAACTACATCGTAGACGCCGTTACCAGCACCATTGAGGTCGCTGTTTTGAGCACCCTTCTTGGAGATGGTGTAGACTGCACGGATGATCTCGCGGTTGATTTCATTGAGAATTTCTGTGCTGAGAATGTTGGCCAATTCAGATTCAGCATCAAGTCCGTGAACGGCCTTGAGGTCTTGTGCCAACTCTGTGGTGTATTCTGCCTTGAGGGCGCGTGTTCTTGCTTCTACAGCGACGCGCTCAATGCTGAATGCCATCTCGCGGAATTGGTAGGTATCAGAAGATCCACCAAGACCTTCTGCGTTATTTGTTATAATGCCACGGAACTTGCTAAACACATCGTTCTTTGTGCCGCTGCTTGTAATTGGTTCAACACCGAGTGTGTGACCAGCAAGCATGTTTGCAAAACTAAATGCACCAGATGCACCAGATGCACCAGAGAACTGGGCCCATGGTTCATCAAACATTGCTTCGTTGTTGTCGCCAACTAAACCTTGTTGTTGGTACTTAGATCTCATTGCAAAGATCAAGCCTGTTGGTGCGGTCATTGGTTGAACGCCAGCAATGTCGTAAGCAACAACATTTGGCATTGCACGACGAACCAATGAAATTAGAATTGGGTCATAACCAGCAAGACTTGTATTTGGTGTACCAATTTGTCCTGTCTGGAAACCACCACCAATTGCATTGGCTGGTGCTTCTGTAAGCATTCCTTCAGCAAGAGCTCTCTTTTGGTTCTCTAAGAGAACGGCAGTAACTCTGCGCTTGTGTACATCTGCTATATCTGGGAGTTCCGAGTGATTGATTACTGGTTCCCATTTTTCTACCAATGTGTCATACGGTGTTGTTGAATTAAAGTCCATCTTTTTCTCCTTGTTTAAATATGTAGTAGATTTAAATTTTTCAACTTACTTTTTTGGTTTGTTTGTTAACTTTAGTTGATTACTGATGCTTCTGACATATTGTTCCATTAAAGGATCAGAACCAACTGGTTTTGTGTTTGTATTTGTTGTTTCTTCAGTGATTGAACCATAATTTGGTGCAATTTGCTGTTGTGATTGTTGTGGTCTTTGACCGAAATAAGATTCCTTCAAAATTTGAACTTTTTGTGCATACTGATCTACACTGTCAAATTCTAAAGATTCAGAAAGTTTTGCAAGTTTTTCTATTTCTGTATCTGCTAAACCCTCGCTTATTTCAATGAAAGATTCTGCACATTGATGAGCAAGAATTTCATTTCTGAGTTGCATGTTCTCGGAAAGAGCAGTGTTTGCTGCTTTTTCTAGTTCAGCGTTTGCTGAGAACAGATCGTCAAGAATGTCATACTTTTCTTGTGGCACATCAATGAAACTATTTTCAAAAAGTTCCTTTAGACCAAGAATAAAGTTTTCTGCAATTTCGGTGCGGAAACCATTTTCTATTGCAAGTTGATTTTCCTTTGACCATTCCTCTACAACATAGCTGAGGTATTGGTCAACATGTTCAACTACTTGACCTATGTTTTCTTGAATTTTTTGCTCAATTATTTCTTTAGATGCTTCTAGAATTGCTTGTTCAATTAAAGAAACTTTTTCATTTAGCGCAGCAGTAAACACTGTCTTGATTTTTTGTACAAATTCTTCAGAAGCACCAGAATTTTCAAACAAAGAATTCAGTGTGTTTTCTATATCTGTAGCAATACTTTCTGATTGTGTCATTTCCTCATCTCTTTCTAGTTCGCCCAATTGTGCTGGTTGATTTACAGAACCGCCTGGACGAAGAGATGACTTATTTCTCAATGAGTTATCTTGTGTTTGAAGTGTTCCTATTACTGCTCCTCTTCCGTTTACATCACTGTATAAACCCGGTGAAGAGTATCCCATATCTGTTACTTGTTGTGTGTTATCTTGCACGATTTGTTCCTCCACTTTTATCATTTATATTTAGAATAATTTAATTTTTGACGATATTAAATTACTTATTTAATCTTTTTATTGTTTTTCTGGTCTGACCAATCAATTCTCCACCCAAAGAACTTCTATGTGGCAATCTTTTATTTTGGGCGGAAGTTAAATCTGGATCATAACTTAAGATATTTTGTTTAATATTTTCTATTGCTGCCCCTGTTACTATTCTTGGTATTGTAGTTAATATATTTTTAGCAGCGACCACTGGTTTAGGCATTTTTATATCAAATGCTCTATCGACTGCACTAATTGCACTTTTTGCACCTTGAATTCCTAAACCTATTGAACTTTTTGCTTTAATGATTTGTTTCTTGGAAACTGAATCTACTTTAAAACTTTGATTTCTTATATCTCTTTGAGTTCTTTTAAATTGTCTTATTTCTCCTCTTCCAAAAGGTCTACCGCTATCTGGTTTTCCTGCTTTTATCCATGCGGTATATCTTGGTGTAATTTGAGTACCTAAAACTTTTGTTTTTTGCTGAACATCACCCATTGCTTTTGCAGTTTTAGTTACATATTTTGGTGCAACAGAAACAGCACCAATTAAACCAGATCCTAGTCTTTTTGCTGCTCTACCAAGACCGGCTGCAGCAATTCTGGGGAAAGATGCTCTAAAAATCTCATTTATAATTTGTTGCCGCTTCCAGGCTTCAAATTTATTAATTTCTTGAAGATTTTTTGGATTTCTATTCATGTGCAATTTAAAGTCTTCTCAAAAAGTCTTCAAATAATTGAATTGCTTTTTTCTCAAGATTTCTTCTTGATGTTTTTGAAAGTTCTGTTTTATAACCATGAATTACTTTTTCTTTTAATATTCCATTATCCCAAACCCATTCTTTTCCTTCCATGATTCCATTCACAAATGCATTTGGTGCAGATGGATCAGCAACAATGTCTATTGCAGATAAAGAAAAATCTGGTTGAACCTCATTCACTTCGTTTACTTTCTTGAGAGAACCCATACCTCTAGAAGAGACACCCAGTAAAGCACCTTCATCAATCAAATTCTTCACAATATTACCCATTGGAGTTTCTGCAAGAATTTTTGCTCGACCTATAAAATCATTACCATTTCTACGAAGTTCTGTGATCATGTGTGAAACACGATCTAAATTAACTGTAGGCCCCTGTGGATGGTTTAATTCACCAAGTGCTCTTTTTTTAGCAACAAAATTTTGATTATATCTTCCTATTTCATTTTCTAAAATGTTAAGAGGATATCTTCTTCCGTTTCGATTTACAGTTTCTGCCTGAAGCATAATACCTTCGAGGAAGTAGTTCTTTTTTCCATCCTCACGAGATTCAACTATTGGTTTTACAGATTCTATAGTCTCAGTTATTAGCTTCATTTTTAATTCCTATTATTTGTTTTCGTTTAAAAATGCTTCAACTACTTGTTGAATTTCCTCTTCGGTTAACTCATAACCAGATTCTTTTTCAATTTGTTCAATTAATTCTGAAAGCATTTCTTGTAATTCTTGATCAGAAAGAGACTCTTTCATTTCCTCTTCCTCTTCCTCGTCCTCTTCGTCCTCTTCTTCCTCTTCCTCTTCTTCCTCTTCTTCCTCTTCCTCTTCTTCCTCTTCTTCTTTCTCTTCCTTCATTGCAGCAGAAATCTTTTCTCTACGATTTTTTAAATAATCATCAGACTCATCAGAATCACCATCATTATCAACATCTTCATCTTCATCGCCAACTGGATCCATTTTTTCGTTAAATACAGATGGTGCAAATTCCATAAGTTTTTTCTCCAAATGTTCGCCCATTTTTTGATAAAGACTAGATTCTATTAATTTTTTTCCTTCAACCAAATTATTGTTGAGTATGCTGACTACTGCTTTTTCTAAGTTTGTCATGTTATTTTCTCCTATTTGTATATATTATTTTAAATTTGTTCTGTTTGTTCGCCTTCTGGGTTCATTTGTTGTTGAAGCATCTGTTGTTGCATTATTTTTGCCTGTTCTTCTTCTATTTCGGCGTTCATTTCTGCAATTTCTTCATCAGTTTGCTTCAAGATATTCTTACGAACCCACTTTGCAGAGAAGAATTGATTTGTATAATTTGCCATAATATTTAACATATCAACTTTTTCTCTCATTATTTCGTTTTCTTTGAGTTCGGTAAAGTACGAATCTTTATTCCAGTCAAATCTTATATCCTGAACTATATTGTCCCAATCTTCTTCAGTCATTATACCTTTTAATAGACACTGTTTTCTTAAAAGATCTAAGAATAAAAATGAGAATTTCTTTCTTAATTTTTCTATAAATTTGAAAAATTGGACTTCATCTCTGGATATTTCGGTTGATCTACCCATGTTGAATCCAGTTGTGGTTTCAAGTCTACTTATTGGAACATTTAATGCTCTATAGACTTTCTTTAATAGATAATCAACATCGTCCATTTGACCAAGATTTTGACCCCCATCTAACAAAGAAATTTCTGTTCCACGATTTCCTTCTCTTCTAGGAATCCAGAAATCCTCCAACATAGACATGTGGTTTCTTTCATCTTTTATTTCACCAGATTTAGTATCGTATGTTATTTTATTGCGATACTTATTCATCAAACTTGAAATATATTGTTCTGCTTTTTGCTTTGGTAGATTTCCTACATCAATGTAAAAAACTCTTCTTTCAGGTGCTCTAGAAATTCTGTAGATTACTACAGCATCTTCTATTTGACGCAACATATTTACTGGTCGAATTGCTTTTTGTAGATAACCTATAACACGCTTAGAACCGCTATCTACTACTCCAGAATGGACATAGCAAATAGAATCCACTGATATTTTGAGTCCTGCTGTCGTAGTTGGTGTTAATGAATCTTTGTCTAAATCTGTATAAACATAAAATTCATCTACTTTTTTGACAATAGAGAGATTCATACCATTTATATTTTTATTTTCTTTTTCTACTTTTCTTACTTTTTGAATTTTTGTAGGATCAATAGAACGAAGTTGTTGAATACCTTTTTCTGGATGTTCAACATCAATAATAATATGATAAAATACTTTAGAATCTATATACCATCTTCTAAAGATATCATCTGCTTTATTTGAAAAGTCTAAAAGTTTTTTAATATTTTTAAATTCTTGATGAACTTTTTGTTTGATGTTATCGGAGATTGTGCTTACATTATCCAAATCTAATTTTACGCATTCATATTCACCATCAAAAACAATTGAATCATTTACAATATCTTGAATAGCACGATCAACTTCTGGATACATTGCCATTGAACGATATTGTTGTATTTGTGTATTTTCTTGAACAAGAGCTCCACCAAAGTCAAAGTAACTACTAAAGAACCCGCCACCTTCTATGACATAGGTTCCATCGTAGTCTTCTTGAGCAACAAAAGAGGGCTGGGACTTTGGTTGTTCCAACCCTCCTAAGTCGTTCTCTTTTGGAAAATCATCTTTCTTGAAAGAAAAACCAAATACTCTATCTATTAAACCCATAATATAAAAATCTCCTTTTTAGTTCAAAACAATTTAAACTGTACTATTAAAGCGCAATGAGTGGTGGTATAGAACTACCATTGGGTTCCCAGAAATCATATGCCAATGTAACCGTGAATTCTGCAAAAGTATCAGTCATTTCATAAGACAAATCTATTGGAGATATATCCAATGGGAAACAATTTCTGAGCGTATAAGTCTCATTGTGTCCACTTTGTGGATTAGAAATAACAGAACTTGTTGCATCATTGAAGGAAACAGTCCAGTTTGATGTTAAACTATAGTCCATTGTGTGTAATGTTCTATGATCCATCAAATTGATCCATGTTTCAAACATTTGTCTTAGATTTTGAGAACTATCGCTTGAATCATATATTTGTATTGACCAATCGGCGTATGTTCTTTCACCAGAAAACTTAACAGTTCTTCCCTGCCAAGCAACTGGAATTACTCCAATACTAGAACCAGGAACTTGAGTTGCTTTGCAATAGACATCAAAATGAACACCAGATGCTGCTCCAGCAGAACTTGAAGTGTTTCCTTGTGTCACCGCATTTGGAAAGGAACCATTAATTAAAAATCTATTTGGTCTATGACCATTAAATCTCTGTCTAAAATCATTTATACCTGTTGCCATATTTTTCTCCCTTGCTTTCTATTTATTTATGTTTATAAGGGATCACTTAGATTCTTATTTGTGAATGTCAATCTTACATAATTTATTGCAGTGACTGGTTTAACCAATACATCGGCAACAAATATTCTTTGTTGAATTAAATCTGGTGTATTGTTAGTAGAATCACAAATTATTCTATAGTCACTTATGCCTCTTTGACCTTGTACTTGACTCAACACAGTATCAGCAGCAAGACGGAATCTAGATCTTGTTGTTTCATCATTTTGCTCAAACAATATTGCTCTAGCAATTGGTGAAAGTGTCTTTCTAAGATGAATGAACAATCTAGAAACATTTATTCTGCTCAAGGTAGAAGTATCTGATGCTCCAGTTTTATCACCAAACAAAATAGTTCCTTCGCCTGGGAAAGTAACTACTGGATTATAACCAGCATCAAACATAGTATCTTGTTCTGATGCAGTTGGGTTGTTTTCCAAACGAACTACATTTAAAACTCTTCCACGAATTCTTCCTGCTGGAGAATACCATGGATAATAATCTCTATCTGTTCTTGCTATACAACCGGCTACATCTGGAGTTAGATTTGTTCTGATTAGATCGCCAGCAGTATCAAAGTGTAATTTGTGACCCCATGTATGAACATAGAATTCGCTAGTACCAGATGTAGGTGCTGTACTTGGATATGTGCTACCAACTGATGTTTGAACGCCAATTATTGCAAAATCTGTCGAAGATTTTGCATCAACAACTGCTTGCATATTTGTAACATCTGCCGCGGCGGTTCCACCCATAAACATTACATCCAAATCAACCTCTGATGGTTGCAATGCAGTATAAACATTTACTGTATTTGAAACAGAACCAGTTCCACCAACATAGCATCCTGCACCATATTGCAAGAAATTATGAACAGCCCACCATTCTGATGCCCAATTTGAACCGTTATTGGCATTGGTTGCCGCTATAAATGCAGCAGCAGATGGACCTATAGATGCAGTCAATGTTGCACCAGCAAATCCTGCTGCTAAATTTGTTCTATATGTATAGTCTCTCAAACGAGCAAACCAATCATTTACATTTTCTGTAAAAAGATAACCTTGTTCTTTGTCTGAAGTATATCCCATTCTTAGTAAAAGACCATTACGAGAAACCATTCCGCCTCTTACTGGACCTAAAGTTTCGCCAGCTGGTGGCGAAAGAGATTCATCAACTATTCTTATTGTAACATTTGGTCTTGCCATTTTATCTTCTCCTTGATGATTATTAGAATATGTCTAAAATATATATCCTTTTTATCGTTTTCACTAAAACCACATTTTCATATCAATTGGAGTGTCAAAATCGACTTTTTTAATAGGTTTATCACTCAGAATCCAATAATCTTCACCAATTTTTTCTGTTTTTTCAGTTTCAGGTGTTCCATCATCAAAAAAACCAAAAGGCATTATTTCTGATTCTATTTTTTCTATTTCATTTTTATACATTTCTAAACGAACATCTAAATCTGTCAAATTTTTAAAAAATTCTTGTCTTGTGGCCCAAGCAAAAAACACCAAACACATCACTAAATCATCATTATGACCATCATCTGCCTCAAAACTATTTCTTTTTGCAATAAAGGTAGTCAACTCATCAATTATGTCTATATCCTCAATAACCAATTTATCCTGTTCTATTAAATTTTTTAAAACAGAACAGCCTAATTTTTTCACTATGGTTGTAGTTCTTACACCCATTTGCTGAGATCTGCCAAATTCGCTAATTATTTGACCTTTTCTTCCTAAAACATTTACCTTTATTAAATTTTCATATTCTAGATCATTATGCAAAATATCAGCAACCTGTCCTCCTATATCATTTACTTCGACTAAACAATAAGCATTATTATATTTTTTGCCTATTGATCTAACTATAGAAGGTAGCACCAAAGGGGATATAATATTATTTCTGTATTTTGCCACAACTTTATATGGAGTTTGGGTTACATCTAAAACAACAATTGCACTATAATCTTTTCCTTGTCCTCTAGATGTATCGACAGTCATGAAATATACATGATCTTTTTCTACATTGTCTTCGTCTTTTTGGTGTTTTATTGGTTCCTCGTAAACCCAATAACCATCTTTATTTCGTACTAGTGGTTGTTTCCAATATAAACTATTTAATTTGGTTGAAGATATTAATGTGTTACTAGATCCAACAAAGTCGCATTCAAACTCTTGTTGAAACTGTCTTTCTGATGTATTTTGTATTGTTTTCTTTTTCCATTCTTCATCTCTAAGAGGACCGCCAGGATATGCAGGAACTTGACTCCAGTGTACTTCTATTGGAATGTATTCATTTTTTTGATTTACAGCACCCTTCCAAAACTGATAAAACATATTCAACCCATTTGGAGTGGAAATTATGATAACTTGAGTAGTTTGACCAGATGTTACTGTTGGATACACCGAACTAAAAAATTCTTCAGATACATTCGTAGGTACATGTCCGAACTCATCTAATAAAATAATATTAAAAGATCCACCACGAACAGCACTCGAACTGGTGGCGGCAGCAATTATTCTTGAACCATTTTCTAATTGAATTGAGTGCTTGTTCCATTCAACTATACCTTGCTGCATCCACAAAGGAAGATATTCATATGCCATTTTAATTCTTGCTAAAACTTCTCTTGCAGCAGATTGTTTGTTTGCAAGAATTGCTATATTCATGTTCTGATTAAATAATGCTTTTCCTAACAGATATCCAGGACCAACTGTTGTAGTTTTTCCAGACTGTCTGGGTAATTTGCAAATTACATGTCTGTTATTTGCTAATGTTTGTACAATTTTTTCTTGATAATCGTATAAATTAAAAGGAACTACACCAGAGTCAAGAGATACAACTTTGATATAATTTTTTGCAAAATACAAAGGGTCATTTGCACACTTTAAGTACTCTTCTACTTGTTCTTTTGTGAAATCTATCTTTACGCCGACTGGTTTTAGATTTTTATTACCTAAATAACCTTTTTTATTGTACTTAATTGGCATCTTCTTCACCCTCCACATCTATAATACTATCATCGTTTGCTTCTGATTTAAATTGACTTCTTGATTTGTTTAACAAATTTTGTAAATCTGTGGTAGATCCAACATATATTGAATTATTTGTTGTGTTTTTTACAGATATTTTATCTTTTTCCGCTTCATTTGCCTGTTTATGAATCTCCAATAAGTCTTTGTTCATATCGCTTATTGTTTTCAAAAGAGTCGCTGCAACCTCATAAGCGCGGGGGGAATCCCCTGCTGTTGCTACTTTCATTATTCCATCAACAGCATCCATCCCGGTATTGATCAAATCCTTTATACCATCTCTGGCAGAATCAAAATCAGTATTTAGTAATTGTTCTCTTCTCTCTCTTTTCATCTGAGAGAGTTGTTTTTTATCTACAATAACTTCTTTTGGTTTTTCAGAAGCTTCATACTTTATTTCCAAAGCTTTTGATATTTTTTCTTCAGACATAATTTAAACCTCATATTATATTCGATCCATTTGTGCTTGTCGTATTTCCAGTTGCAGAATCGCCAGTCCAACCAAAATCAGTTATAAAGTTATAAGCACTTGCTGTAGAACCAAGAGACATGTTGAAGAAGTTAACTTCGGATGTCTCAATTGAAAGCGGTGATCTATCTTTAATTTGCCCATACAAATACGCTTTTGCTGTAAAATCAAAAACTGTTGTTATGAGTCTTCGATTACCAAAATCTCCCTCATAATCTTCATTCGTTGCAACAGAGTTTAGAATTACTGGAACATCTACCTTAGTTGCCAGTTTGTTCATTTTTAATGTCACAGTAAAGTCTGGAGAAAAATTTGGAAGAATTTGTTCTACAATTTGCAAATTATCTGTTACATTTCTAGTAAAAAGATACAAACCAAAATTTATATTGTATGGAACCTCGGCCCACATTGAACTTTCTACATTATTCGATTCCATAGAAATCTTTTTCATTTTATTTACTTTTCTTGTCGGGTCATACAAGTAAGTAGTAATATCAAAACCAAATCTTGGTAAAGTTATTTGAACATGAGCATTGTCTGTTATTGTGCTATCTTCTCTGAGCTTACGAACAAACTTTTCCTTCGGTCCGTATGTTATAGGAACTCTTACTTTTTCCGTTACATTGTCATTTGCATCGTATTTTGACAAATAAATTTCATTAAATAGAGAACCAAATGCTATTACTAGCTTTCTAATTGTTTCGTTATAATAACTTGATTCTATTCCAAACATTAATATTTACCTTCCGAGAATGGATCTGTTTCGGTGAAGTCAAAGATTCCTGTACTTGTGCTCTTAAATTGCAATATGTCATTATCCTTGTTTGCAGATATTGTATTCTGTGGATCTTTCTGTATAAGAATATTTGTTGTGAAACTGTTTTGTACTGTAAATTCTGCACCAGAATTTGCTCCTTTGATTGTTTGACCACCCGTAGCAAATGTTCCAACGACATTGGCAAGATACAGAATATCGTAAGTTGTTCCGTCTATTTGTTCTACAATTGTTGCTGTTGCTGTTGCTGAGGACAATGTAGCACCAGCTCCACTTAAACCAAGAACTTGATATACCTTTTCTCCAGAATAGTATGAACCAAAAACAGGATCAACGGCAGTTGCACCAATAAACATTTTTAGTGCATACTCTTTTCGATCATCTTCTATTGTATCAATGTCGCTAATACCAGTGGTGATTTCTTCATTGCTATATGAGAAGAGTTCGCACTCCAATGTATATGTTGTTAGTGTACCAAATTGATAAAATGGATCTCTTTTATTTACATGATTAATCTCAAACAAAGAATTGCTCAATGGAAAGTAAACAAGATCACCTACTCTTGGATATTTTATTTCTGCATCTTTAGTTGTAATTTCCTGTTCAAATCTTGTTTTTGACAAAACTAAAGAAACTCTATCTGTTATGTTTATTCCAAATTTACTGATAACATCACCCTGACCATCAAATTGCATGACATTTTTAATGTACATTTCAATTGTGTATGCGTCAGTAAATTTGTTTTGTATATCTTCACCAAATAATTCATCTAGGTTTACATAATTTCTTGGTATATAAACCATATCTCTACCCATTGCACGAATTGTCTCTATAGTCAAATCGTTGAGTAGTCTTTGCTCTGCTGTGCTGTCACGAAAGAATGGATTAACTGCCATTTATTATCCTACCATAAAATCTATAGGTAACTCATACGCGGTTAGAAGTTCGACCTCAATTGCTTGTATTTCGGCCTGTGCTTCTTGATATATCGCAGCTCCCTTAAGGGTTATTCCGCCAGGGAGCTGAACGCCGTCATATTTAGCCATGTTTGCGCCCCATTGTCTTTTTATGAGGGCCGTTAGGTACTTTTTTAATAGACGGTCGTTATAGATTTCTGTATATTTTTCTGGATTCAATAGCACAAATGTTTCCAAAATAACATACTGTCCAGCGATCAGATCTGCTTTTCTTCCGGTTATATGAATTCTGTTTGTAACTTTGCTAAATTCAATTCTTTTTTCTGGTTGGAAAAAATCTTGAATTAGTTTGATATATCTTTTTGCGGAATCGTAAGAAGCAAGACCCATTGCCGGCGAACCAGCAAGTCCGCGATTTATACCAAAATAATCTGTTAAAGCTAATTGATAGCGAATATCAAACATATCAACTGTTGTTAAATTTCCAAATTGAAAAATTTTAACTACGCTTAATATGTCGTTTCCTGTTGGTCCATCCCCACCAGGTCCATTAGTTGGACCTAGACTAGATGTTTCAATATATCCATTGTTTATATCTGTTTGTGTTAATTGGTATTTAAAAAATGCACGCTCGACACCATCAAAGTGTCTTTCGGCAAAATACTCAAGGGCCTCATCTAATCTGTCTTCACATTGCTTATAATCGACATTTATTTGAATTACAGGATGACCCAGATTTCTGAGTGCGTAGTCTATTATTGCTTCTCTGGAATTAATTGCCATTTAAAAATCTCCTTACTTATTTATAAGGAGATTTTATTTTATTAATCTTTTGTTTTTTCTTCAGTTACAGGAGGTTCGTGTGTAGAAACCTTTATCTTTTCTAAATCTTTATAAGATATGTTTTCTATGTAATATCTTCGTGTTATAGGTGCAACTGACTCTTCCTGAGAAGAGGCTTTGTAATTGGTGAATCCTGGCATCTGTAAAGGACAGTTCAACTTAGGATAATCCAACTTACTATACTCATCGCCTTCTGCGACCAACCATGTTCCTTTGCGATCACCACAACCGCATCCACCGCAAAAATGTTTTCCGGGGGTTGTGCTCTGCTTTAGATATTCGCAAGGAGGAAGTTCTCCACCCTCTTGTTTATTTCCAAAGCAACTAAGAACTCTAAGTTGTTTTGTTGGTTTATTAACCTTTTCGTTACTCAGACCTCTAGATGTCAAAGCAGTTGCAAAACTTTGAATCATACTGATCTTTTTACTTACTATGTTTTGTTCTTTTATTTCATCTTTACGAAATTCAGTTTCATTATTCATATTATTTTTCCTACAATTGCACCCCATAATATATCTCCATTTCTATTTATGTCAATAAAATTCTTCTAAAAAACAATATAGAAAGATTTGTAGTCGGAGCAGACAAAATTACTCTACCATAGTTATACGAATCAGATAGAGTCAAATACTGACTATATAATAATTTTTCGTTATACATTGATGATGTCATAAATGCGCCTCTTGGTATTATATAATTAGTGACACCAGAAACATAAACCTGATATTGTTTTGCAAAAAATTGCAACTCTTTCAAAGAGGGAACATAAAAATCTGCAAATCCTTTTCTATTTTTACCGCATATTGTATTTGTTAATTTTGTTTTTATTCCGTTAAATGTTCTATTGTCCCCATAAAAATTATAAAATCCATCATATTTTGATAAATTTCTTTGACTTGTTTGTAGTTGTTCCCCCACATCTAAAAATGTTGTAAAATAAATTGAGGGTTCTACTATTATTGCCCATTTTTTATTTTTCTTTTCTCCAGGTCCGGAAGCATTTGATTTTAACAGTGTTCCTGTTTTTTGTGTTAATTGTTCTGCACCAAAAATATCAGAAGCAGTTGGTGTAATCGGAGAACCCGGTTCATAGATTCCCATATAAATTCCACCTTTATAAGTTGCACCAATATTAAGACCAAGCAAATTAAAAGAATATTCTGACATTGTTTCTGGTTCTATAATTCTACTTCCAGTTTTAGTTGGAACTTGTGGTGCATAATTGTGGTTGCATACCTTCGAATCATCTAATAATTCAGTCCAGTACTCTTCACATAATTCTTTTGATGTCAATTCACAATCATATGAATATGTGTTATTTGTTTTCTTTAATCTGAAACAAGGTCCATGTGAAAAATCATCAAATAAAGCAGTTCCAGTAGAATAATAACTCAAAAAACTAGAAGATGTGCAATCTGCCGTGCCATTACCTAATAAATCAGCATTGCATAATTTTTTCTTGGAAAATATTGCTGGTTGATTTGATGCAGTATAACCCATGCAATCTGAACTCTTGCAAACATTTTCACAAATAACTTTAGTGGGAACATTGTTATCATCTCTATCCATATAGCAACAAGATCTTGGAACTCTTACATCAAATAGACATGCTTCATTTGATAATAAATCACCAACTGGAAATAATTTTCCACAATATTTGTCTGCTGTTGAATTACCAATTAAAATACTATTTGGGTCGTAGGCTGGATCTAATGTCGCACTTTGACCATTTGTTGGACAGGGTCCCTGATTCCAAACGCCACCCAATCTTTCACATTCACACTTTGAAGTTCCATTCACTAAACCTAATCTATTATTGTTTATTATTCCTCCACATTGCGTTAATAAATCTGGATAAATAACACCATTAAATAAACTACCTTCTAATGTTTCATTTGAACATGAGCAACAACAACCAGTTGCACCCGGACTTATACAATCAACTTCATTTATGTTTCCGTATTGAAAGTTTCCACCAGACTGAAAACATTCTAAAAATGTTTTAGATGTTTTTGATCCATCTATACCACAACACACTCCAATAGATTTCAGTTCCGTGGAATAGTTTATTGCACTTTTTGTTCTTGTTCTAAACTGTATTGCCATTTATTCCTCGCAAAGTTCGTATTGTTTTAAAATTTCTAAATCATATAGAACAGGAACACATTCATATAGTGTTGGATCCTCACTACTATATATTTTAATCCAAATGAGATTTTCATTACCATTTGAATCATTTATTGGTGTTTCTTCTCCAGTAAATGCAGCTGCTGCACAAGGACCGGTCATGGTAGTTATACATGTTCCTCCAGATAAATACGATGAATTTTCACAATCCGCAACACATATAAATTCGGGTGGAACAAACGCACGATTTGATGTTACACTTAAAGGAGCTGAAGTTGTTGCCCATGCCATGCTAGAAGTTGTCCAAGTTATATCTGAGTATTTTCTTTTAGCTGTTCTATTCGCATCTGTTTGCGCTGGACCTGATGTCGTACACGGAGTGCAAATTTCTGGAATATTAACTACTTTTGGAAAATTTCCAAGCTGATTTGCAATATCTGGATCACTTTGATAAGTTGTGAAAGAAAGAGTGCTAACCGGAATAAACAAATTACTAGCACCAGAGCATGTACCCACATTTGTCGATGAATCGCTACAAATTGTTTTTGTTAACGAACCATCACCTGTTGAGTCTTTTGGGTAATTTATTTCATATCTTATAAGTGCATATTTACCTACACCTATTTTACATGTGTCCGTTGTAGCCGATTGTGCTTCATTTCTTGAAACATAATATGCAGTTATATCAGTTGTGACTACTTGTGCGCCTTCGCCGCCACCAACATTAGTAAAATTATGACATTTTGTTGCATTTCCTGAAGGACCATTTGTTACTGCTGACATCGCTGTTGCTTGTTTAAATCTAACAACAATCAAAGATCTTGGTTTTCTTGTAGTTCCTGATGGACATGTTAAATTAAATTCTTGTGAACCAGTTTGTGAAGTATAATCATACCAATTTGTATAGGACAATTCCTCATTTGCGTCCCAACAGGAGCATTTGAAAATAAATGGAATTCCATCACCAAGTCTTACAGTTTTGTCTTGTTCTGCATTTGATGTGAAATCGAATTCATTTGAATTTATAAATTGTATAAATCTATTTTCATATTGAGTTCTATTTTGTAAATTTGGATAAATACCGCTTAAATATGCAAAAGACAAATCAAATGGTCTAGTAACTCTTCTAATGGCAGCAACTGGAATCAGTGCAGTTGATGCTGATTTCCAACTGTCAAAATAATCCAAACTAAAAGCAGTAGCAGAATGATCAAAATAATTTCCATTTCTTAAAATAAAATTAGAATAAGGATATTTTGTTCCTGTATTATCATCGCCCGTTGGTTTTGCTGGATTTATTTTCCATCCTAACTCACCAGCACTAAAAGCGCCCAAATAATCCCAGTTCGAAGCAAATGCACTTCCCGAATTAAACAAACTTTGAATAGGACTAGAAGGGGGCGGCGGACATGTATTGGGTGGAGCTGGAGGAGCTCCTGGTCCTTTTGATGCGCCTCGTATTGCTTCATTTGGCACGATAATATTATACAAATATCCACTACTTCGTGCATAATTCTTTAATGTACAAGGATCTGCTGGTGGTGCAGCTATAGCAATACCAGTTAAATTAGCAGTAGTACCTTCACTCAAAATGTCAACAGCTCGGCAAGAAACGGTATATGTTCCTGTTGCATTAAATGTTATACCAACAAATGTCGCACCAGCATTATTATTTGGAAAAATTGAACTGGTCGGAGGATTTGTTGTCCAATCATATCTTGTAATTGATCCACCTACATCGGGATCAGATGCAAATCCAACACCAGATATTGTAAAATTTAATTTAGTATTTACATTACCACCGCTTCCAGAGAGTGGTGGTAAAATAGGTAATGCATTTTTTCTTATAGTAAATGCTGTTGTTGCTGAAAGCGATGCATTTGTTGTAGAAGTTGCCGTTACTGAAATAGTAAAATCAATACCGGGAGTCATCGTTGCTGTATTAATGTTTATAGAGACAGTAGCACTAGACTGTATATTCGTTCCATTACTTACTGATACTGTTGGTGCAGTTTGACCTGAAATTTGCGTAACCCCTGCTGTTACATTAACGGGTCCGGCATTTGTTGAAGATGGAGTTGCACTTGCATTTGAAATTGTGCAAGTTCTTGAAACACTTAAAACAGGGTTTTGTACTACGCCGCTCACAGGAAGAGTACCAAATGTTGGAGCCGCTGCATTAGTTAAAGTTAAGGATACTGTTTGATTATTTTGTGTTCCCTCGTTATCTGTTACAAGTAAATTAAAACCATAAGATCCTGGCTGAGTAAAGTTTGTTGCAGTTGGTGTGAATGTATTGCTATTATTTATTGTGACGATTCCTGCTCCGGCGGGTTTAGTTGGGTTTGTCCATAAATAATTTAAAATTCCACCATCTGGATCTATTGCTGTTGCGCCAGGTGTAGGATTTATGTTTATTGATTGTGATGACCCTGTAAATGTAATCGAACCCAAATTACTATTTACATTAGATATTGTTGGTTGACTGCTTTCTGCTGTAACATTTAATGTGTTACTAGTTATTTTGTTTCCAGAGGCGTCAGTGACTTCTGCTTGAAATTTATAAACTTTAGAAGAAGCTATTGTGCTATTCGAAAATGGAAGTGTCATACCAGAAACAACTGCTTGATTTTGTAATGGATTTTGTGTTATACTTACTGTTGGTGTTCCTGCTTCTGGTACTTGTTTAAAGAAGTATGTAATTCCTTCGTTATCTGTTGCATTTACTGTAAGTGTGGTGGATGCACTTTGATTAGCACCGGAAATAAGTGGATTAGTTGGAGAAGCAGAAAATGATGTTATTACTGGTGCTGGATTTGGGGAAACATTTACTGTTAAACTTGGACTTGCTGATGTAGGTCTTCCATTATTGTCTGTTGCTGAAAATCCAATTGAAATCGAATATGTAGAACCAATTGGAGTAAATGTTGCTGTTGTGTTTAAAGAAGAGGCATTACTAAAAGTTACTCTGCTTGGATCAGATGCGGTCCAGATATAACTAGAAATAAATCCATCAGGATCATTTGCAACTGCGGTTAAATTAAGAGTAGAAGGTAATGTTATATTTACAGAATTGTTTGGATCTGGATTTGTAATACTAACATTTGGGGCTTGATTTCTTTTAACAGTAAAATCTTGACTAACTACACTTCCTCCCAAATCTTGAATTTGTAATTCAAGAGTATATGTACCACCCACCGGAGCCGGCGAATCAATAAATGGAATTAAAATATCAGAATATGAAGAAGTCGATGATAAGGGATTGGAGTATCCAGAATTTGCACCAGAAGGAACACTTTTCATTCTCCATCTACTTGATGTTATATTATTATCTTGATCCGTGACCGAAATTCCATATACAGATGTATTGAACTGTGTAACTGTTGGAAATGGTATAATGTGTGCCAGTTTTGATGCTGTTATTGTAGGACTTTGATTTGTGAATATTAATTCTTTTGGATTAGACTGAACTGTTTGTCCTTCATTGTCAGTTATCATGAATGCAAAACCATAATTTCCAATTTTTATTGGTGCAGCTATCGTGCATTGTGCCGAATATGTTGTTCCGCTTGTACTTACATTTTGGGAAATTGCACCAAATAAAACACTTCCAGTATATGTTGGAGGAACCGTAGTTATAAGAAATTCAGGATTTACCAGAGAACCACCATCTGGGTCAACGGCAAATGCCGTAATACCAAATGTGTAGTTACTTGTCATATTAACACCAGAAGTACTAGATGGAATAAATATTTCGGCAGTTGGTATTTGATTGTTTATTGTTATTGTTTGTGGATTTGAATCAACTGGTGGATTTACACCATCATCTACAGTTGCCTTGAATGTATAGTTTCTAGAAGAACCATTACTATTTGTTGTCAAATTATTAATAGTTGCTTGCCAAGTTGTTGAATTTAGTTTTACGGGTGAAACTATTGTAGCACCAAAAGAAGTCACCTCTGTTATTGTTGCCGAAGTTACATCTGTTGATGTATTAATTTGTAAATTAATAGAATTTGTTGGAAGTGTAATGTTTGTTGATGATGCGGTCAAATTTACTGTTGGTGCAATGTCTCTTAACAAAGTTAAAGTAACAGTATCTGGACTGGAAACATTTGAATTATTATCAGTAACTACTAAAGATAAAGTATATGTTCCAAAACCATTAACCTTAACCGTTGGTGTAGAAATTTGATTTGACCCAACAAATTCAATTGTAGAACCGCTTTGGGAAATAATACTCCACTGATATAAACTTATAGAACCGCCAGATTGATCCGTGCTTCCTGTTCCATCTAATGAAAAAGTTTTAGGAAATGTTGTTAAATCTGGATATGTTATTGATAAATCGTTTCCTGCATTTGCTGTAGGATTTGGATCCGTCACATTCAATGTAACTGCTGCCGGAACAGATGTAGAACCAGAACTATCTGTTACCGTAACAGAAACTTGATGCTGGCCACCTTTATTCAATCCAGTTAAAATTGTGTTATTTGATGATGATGAATTATTTGCTGAAAAATTGTATGTTGTACTTGGGCCAGTCAATGTCCAATTATAAATTAGTGTTGAACCATCTGGATCATAACCACTTGCACTCAAATTTAATGTTACTGGAAGTGTTGAAGAAACAACGGTCTGAGTTGGGTTTGTTATGGTTACGGATGGTGCTGTATTTTGCACATTAACAAATCCAGATGTTTGTTCGAAAGATCTTCCACAATTGTCTATAATTTTTATAATAAGAGAATATAAACCATTAGGTACAGTGGTGGAAAGAACAGATATATCTAATACAAATTGTATACTAGTATTGTCGCCCTGCTGTGTTGTGGTGGTTGAATTAATTCTAAAATACGGATCAGCACCAGTTTCAAGTCTGACATTGGATAATAATGGATTTATTCCGTTGACATCGAAAGCGTTGATTGTAAATAAGAAATTTGAAATTGGATTCGAAACAGTAATCGGGGATATGGGTGGAATTGAAGGATTGAAGTTAGGATCAGCAGATACTGTTATAGTAGTTGATGCTTCTACTGTTTGAGAAATAGTGTCATCTATTCCCGGTTCGGTTATAGATGCTTTAAATGTATATGTTCCTGTGTTGAATACTTTAAATCTAGTTGTTATGTCACCACTTGAACCATTGTCTGTTAGAACAGTACCTATCAATTCTGGTGGTGTTGATGGATAACTAATCGGAACAATTGTAGCATTTGTGAGATTAGAAAATGGCGTTTCTGTATCAGAAACTGTTGCAATTACATCAACTAAATTTTGACCAGAGCAAGGAAACAAAATAGAAGATTGTGTTGAATCAAAATTTATAGAAGGTCTTTCATTTTCTAAAATTTCTACATTACTTTGAATGAAGTCGGTTCCACCTTCATTATCAGTTACTGTGTGGAATATTAAATAATTTCCCTTTTGCAATAGTTCTATTTTTGGTTTTGAAGTAGTTTGACCATTTATCGAAAATGGACCACCAGAAACTGTTGTATTGTATGTCAAAGAACCACCATCTGGATCAGAAGCAGTAATTGTGGTGTCTAAAATTAATTTTTCTAAAAGACCAAGATTGGCATCAGTTCCATTTATAAATTTAACAAAAGGAGAACTTATGTCTGTATCATAAGTTACACCAATTATAGGTAAACTATTCTGTACGGTTACAGTACATCTTTTTGTTGCTACATTTTCGTTTGGATCTTTTACAAAAAGATCTACAAAATAAACTTGATTCGTCTGTGCTCCGGGTAATCCAGTAGATTTTGTATATGTCACACTAGAACCAGATAGTGTTTGCCAACCAGTATCCTCTATAATAGAAGAATCCGATTTAGATAAAACCCATTTAAATTGTAATACATCAGCAGGATCTGGATCTGTTATACCACTTCCTGTTACAGAAAATGCGGTTTCTGGTGGTATTACTATATTTGATGTTATAGAAAAAATAGAAGGGGAAGTGTTACTGACTCTTATAATTGACAAATTACTAGAATCAATATCAGTATATAAAACTTCATCGTTAACTTGATGATCTATTTGATAATTTGACTCGTAAAAAAATCTCCATCTTTGGGTAAAATAATTGCCAATTTTTGTTACATTTGAGACAGGTCGAACATATCCAGATGTGTAAGTATAATTGTAACTTAATACATTTCCATTGGCTATTAACCTTGGAAAAAACAATGCACCAACTAGATTATTGTTTATATCGGCGGCAGTTACACCAAATTGAACTTCCTTGAAAATACCATTTGGAATAAAAGCAGTTGGAACTTGTAATTGCGGTTCAGAAGGATCCATATTGATTACAATATCAGGAGTTATTTCAATTATTTGAGGACCTTCATTTGTTATTCTAACTGCTTTTGCTCTAGATATTGTATTGAACTCATTGTATGGTTGTTGCCGTAGTATGGTGCTAAGAATATAAAGTCCTGCTGTATTTCCTGCTACTTCAGGTAAATCTATAGTTATATCATTTATTCCAGAGATAATATCTTGTTCCCCGTTTGGCATTACAATTTGCTGACAATTCATGCAGCAATAGTACTGACCAGGTCCTTCTTCTCTGTACATAGCCATTCCATAATATAATTTAATATTTCCTTGATTTGCTGGAATTTTAATACGAGGTCTTAATGTTGTTCCTATTCTTCCAGCAGCAGGATAAGTTGAAGCATTTAAGCAACCATTGTATACCCAATCTGGTAAATCGGTTCCCTCTCCGGGAGGATCTATAACAATATCATATTCTGGTGCTACATCTTTTTGAAAAACTATAGGAACCATAACAGTTACGCTTTGAGATTCTTCGTCTGTTACGACACATTTAACGGTTACTGTTGTATTGTTATTGGTAGTTTCCTTTACCACAAGAGTAACTGCAATCATGTTGGATTGCATTTCAATAAAAGAAACTTCATTTTCTGAAGGTTCTATGCTAAATTCATAGAAAACTGATCCACCATCAGGATCTCTTGCAGTTACTAAAACTGTGGATCCAACATTTATTGGATATGTTTCTGGTTCTTCATAAATTATTGGAGAACTTGGTACTACAGATATTGAAACAATTTCTGGAATTACATCATTTACTGAAATAAATTTGGATTTTGTTGATATATTATTATCAGTATCTCTTACCGATATAACAACTTCATAAATTGTTGGAATTCCTTCGTCAGTGAGATGTTCCAATGGTTCGGTAAAATAATCTGTGTTTATAGGATTTGTTATATCAAAATATTCAGTAGTATAAATTGTTTCCGGTAAAAGATCAATTATTCTATTTAAAGTTACTTTATATTGAAATGGTCCGCCTTCTGCATCTTCCACATTAACTATTCGTACATGACCTCTTTGATTTGGTGCTACAGGATTTTGTACAACAATCAAATCAAATGTCGGAAAAGTTTCACCAACCTGTTCATTTGAACCACCAACGCATGTGCAATTTACATTATCACACAATTCATTTTGTCCCATGAAAACACCATCATACTCTGCACTTAAACATTCTTGTGGTGTTAGATTATCATAGCACAACAATCCTTTTGCCTTGCAAGCACAACAAGCACCAACACCAATGTTGTTTTCACAGCAATTTACAGTAGAGCAATCTCCGCCAGTTACAGATTTTCCACCAAGAATAAGTTCACATTGTATTCTTGAGTAATTACTACCCAAACATGTTCCGTTTTTGCAACAAACTAATTTTTCAGTTTCGCATGGATTGTAGCAAAGTCTACCATTTTCTATAGGTTCATCATAATTTTTACCATTTGGATTATTTGTATAAGTATTACAACTTAAAGCAGAATAAAAAACACCACCAAAAAAAGCACATTCGTCTGGTGAAACATTTTCTATGCAATTTCCATTGGAACAACACAAACCAAAAGTCAAACCACAGGACTGTGAACAAGACAAAAGTGGATTAAAAGAACCACCCAGTAAATCACATTCGTCACGAGAAACATAATCTATGCAATTTACTGTGTTTTGCGGGTATTTTACATAACAACAGGAACCTTTACCTATTGATGGTTTACAAGAAGCAAATGATTCTATATCTAAACCACGCTGCGAAACAACAGCATACCAATTTTCTCCACCGTCGAAAGTAGAAATGTTTACTATACTTTTACCGCATGTAAAATAATTTTCACCAGATTCAAAATAGACATTTTCTGGGAATTTCCAGATATCATCTGAAGTAAACACTAGTGTTGCACTAATAATTTCGTTTTTGTTAAAGGTTCCAGTAAAACCAGCAATTCCGATTGGTGTATTTAATTGATAAAACCCACCATTTTCTAAATCAATATAAATTCCACCAGTTGTTCCGTTTGTTATATTTTCAATTGCACCTGTTATGCCAACATATTGATTCTTTTTTATGGGGCCAACATATTTTATAAAAGCGGCATCATTTAAGTAAAATTGATTTTGAAAATCTAAATCACCAGTTCCGTCTAATTTTATTCGTGTGCTGCTTGCAAGTTCTGGACTTTTTAAATACATTAAAGTGTCAGCAGACAAACCAAGAGCATCTAAATTTCCAACAACACTTTTATAAATTGTATCAATTGACAGATTATTACTTGTGGTACTTACGACCAAAGATCCAATTGCACTTATACCTTTTATATTAAGTTGGCCTGGAGTTGCTGTTCCAAGTATAGATGTTCCAGAACCAATGCTAGTCGCTTGTTCGGTTGAAGAATATGCAGTATTACCGGAGAAAGAACCTGTAATACCAAATGTTAAACCATTTGAGAGTGTAAATATTGCTCTACTTGTTGTTGCATCTACGGAAACGATGTAAGGACCAACTGCTCCTGTGGATCCAGTTGCGCCAGTGGGTCCTGTTGGTCCGGTAGATCCGGTTGGACCCACCGAACCAGTGGGGCCATCAGGACCCATCATTTTTAAAGTATTGATGCTACTACTATACATGTTATAAAATTATCTATGTTTCTGAACATAGTTCGTATTCTGTTGTCTCATCTAATACAATTGGTATACATTCAAATTCTGTTTTATCATTATTATAAATTTTAACATATTGTATTTGAACATCTACTGGTTGATTTGGGGCAGTAAATGGAACCGGACCCCCGCCACCAGTTCCTCCACCATGACCCCATTCCCCGTTACATGTTGCGGTTTGTATAGTTTTACCACCAGGACCGGGCATTATACCACCGGGGGCACAAGCAGGACATCCAGTTACATGCCATATTGGACCTCCGTTACCACCAGTTCCTCCCTGTGTTCCTCCTCCGGGATCGTGGCCGCCGCTAGAATCCGTTTCGTCCCAATCCTTTACCCATTGTTCTAAACATGGATCTTTCATTACTGTGCAAACAGAATCACCTTGACAGAAAGGTCCACAACCTCCTCCAGTAACACAATATCCACCGTTTGCTCCACCTGGCGGTGGTGGACCAGGAACAGAACTTGATCCTGGATTTCCACAACATTTTCCATGTCCTACACCACCTCCGGCTCCTCCCTTACCTCCACCAACTCCATTTTTATTTCCTCCCTTGCACTGTGGTCCATCTGGCCCAATTTCCCAGTCTTTTCCATGTTTACCACCGCCCTGACCCGGTGTAAATGGTGGTGAAGATGGTGGAACACCCGGAACAGTATCGTTAGGACTATTTTTACCTAAGCATGGTCTACCATCGTTTATGTCTCCATAAATTCCACACAATGCAATTCCACATTTAGCAGGAACTTGTGGACAAAGACATTTGTAGATATATTGCGTTGTTTGCCAAACACCGCCACCTCCATTAATTTTATTTGCCCAATCACAAACATTATCCCCCAGAGGACAACCCAAAGTGCCTCCTTGTATTTCTTGTGCCATTTTTTTGCAGTCTGGTGGGGTAAATGATCCCGGAGGACAATCAATTCCACTGCCACCACAGAAAGATTTGGTATTAACTCGTCCGCCGCTACCAGCATCATCTACTGCCTTTTTCATCTTACAACAAGCTGCAAGTTCAAGTGCTTTACTTAGACAATCTAATCTACAAACAGGAAATGAAGGACAACCTTGCTGACCACCACAATTTGGTTGAACATGGAATTGTGCTCCATAAGGACCATCTGGTTTATCTTTCGGATCAATTGGCTCACCTTGTTTCCATTGAGGCAAAACACCGCCACCACAATTATCTCCCCAATTACCATTATCGTCTTTGTAGGGATTATTATGTCTTGTGCAACAATTATTTGTATAATTAGCAGGATCGGCTACATCTGTTTTACCGTCAGTTGGTGGCGGACTTGTATCTTGTGCATTACCGCTACCATCAATGGGTCCTCCCCATCCGGTGGTATTACACTTTTTACAACCGCCGCCGCTCGGTGGCGTTGGTGGTGGTGGCGTTGGTGGTGGTGTCGGTGGTGGTGTTGGTGGTGGTGTTGGTGGTGGACCACTTGGTGGACCACTTGGTGGACCACTAGGTGGTGGACCACTTGGTGGTGGACCACTAGGTGGTGGGCCACTTGGTGGTGGACCGCTAGGTGGTGGACCATCTGGTGGTGGTGGTGGTGGACCATCTGGTGGTGGTGGTGGTGGTGGAC